TTCCAAAGATCCTTTGAAATATCGTATTGTAATGAGAAGGTATTTCGGTGATATTCGCTTGGGCTGCTAATATCGCTGGAGTAGGGGCAATAGCTAAAGGACCTGAATAAAGTCTTGAATTAATATTCTCAATCATTTCATAAAGATCAGTAATAGCTTGAGCGTGCTCAGTTGTATCAATTCTATTTTGATCTAGCAAAGAATTTCTTCCAATTATTAAGTCATTCATAAATCCTTTACTTCCTAAAAGACCCAAATGCTCAATCCATTCAACTTGACTTATATTGTTATCAGCAAATTTAAATGCCTTTTCAAAACCCTCCAAAGCATACATTAATTCTAGCATCAAATCTTGTTGTTCGGCTCCACCCTTTACTGCCTTTTCAAGTCTTTCGGCTGGGTTATTAACAGCTTCGATGCTATTAATAGCATTAGTTAAATTAAGAATATTGCTAGGTATAAGTGAATTGCCTATACCAGAAAAGGATAATCCAGCTTCTTGGGCTAGGCAAGTCGAATTATTGTTAAGAATATCTGATCCGTAAGTATTTGAATTATTTACCACTAAAGATCCTGCGGAATCTAAAGCATTCTGTCCATTGCTACTTTTCCCATGGGAGGTTTTTCTACACTTAGGATCACAAGGGCAAAGGCTGTTACTTCCCCCTCCAAATAAGGAGCCAAAAGCTCCACCTCCATTTAGTATAGAAGATGTGGGGTTCTGCCCTCCAAGCAAACTAGTTGATAGTTGGGTTCCAAGGCCTATAGTAGGAATAGCAGCTGACCAAGGGCCGAGCAGTCCAGCTGCCCCCATTAGAGAAGAAGCGGTAGATGGAACTCCCGAAGCCAAAAAATTAAGAGACGGTTGATTTGAAAAGTTTTGAAATATTTGAGATACTTCTCCTGATTCAGGGCTGGATAATTTTGATGTAAGAGCTTCTAAGTTTATATTTTCCGGGGTAATACTAGAGGAAATATTTTTAACTACTTCACTCAGTCCCCCATTTAGTCCTCCGTTCACTAAGTTTTCTAATAAAGCTGGCGCTTTAGTTAAATCTAAATTTTTTAAAGCCTCTTTGGCAACCTCGTTAGCAACTCCGGGCACAGAATCTAAATCGTACTGTACTGCAGCATCAAATGCTCCTCCTACTCCTCCGACTAGTAAGGATGCCATTACCCCCTTCTCTGAATCAGAACCTAAAGAACCAAAAGCGCCTTTTATTGAATCTATTCCCGCGGAGGTTAATATCTGTTGAGTATTAAACATCATTTTCTCCTAATAAATAAGAAACTGAGGGGCCTAAAGCGTTTTTATACTCTTCAGGTATGGTTTCTAGATTTAAACTAGTCACTAAAGTTTCTGGATCTAATCCTTGAGAAGATACACTTGACATAGCTGCTTGGATAGCAATTGAGCCAACTTTAGTAGTATTGTTAAGAACTGAAGAAGAAAATTCCTGTTCAACTGTTTTTGTAGCTAACCTAGCTGCAGTTAATAAAACGTCCTTAGCTAACTTGGAATTAATCTCAGTAGGATTGATCGTTCCATTTGAAGGTAAAGTTTTTCCAATAGATAAATTTGGATTAGGTAAAGTAGTAATTACTTCTGACTTAGAAAGTACTGGTTCTATGTTAGAAAACTTAATAACTTCCCTACTACCATACTTAACCCACGTCATTTCTTTATTGTATCTTACACATTTTATTTCATCAGAATTATTTCCGTCGTCAACAACTACCGTTTGCCCGTGAATTTTTTCTGAGCACTTTGGTAGAGTAGATCTAAAGTATACAGGAGATGAAGACATAGGAACCCATCCCCATTCCTGATTTTCGTCTTTACGACAAACCATCGTCATTTGTCGATAATTTCTATCTTCTGTAAATTGAATAGTCTCTCCTTCAAGTTCTTTAGAGCACTTTGGAAGAGGGTTTTCATCAATAATTACATTTCCTTTTCCCACCTCTTTTGGATCTCCAGACCCCTCAACTATTAGCCCTTTAGTTAATGACTTCCAGTACCAAACGTCATCTTCTGGGTCTTCTTGCCTATTATTACGCCTTAAGCAAATTTTTAGATCCTGAGATACATTGTCAGAAAAAATATAAACTTTTCCTCCGTTATTCTCGTTACATTTTACTCCAGGGTCATTAATAAACTGTGGGACTGACTTATCTAAAGAAGGGACTGTAAGAGGAGTTGAAGAGATCATTTCATTGTTGTAAATTCCTAACACAACAGGATCATTTAAGTTTCCAGAAATGCACCCAATTATACAACTAGAATCTATTAACTGAGCTGATACCACTCCACCTCCGCCATTAATAATAGGAATCCACTCAGTTTTAGTATTTGTTTCGTCAGCTCCGTAAACTACCCTAACTCTTCCTCTATTTTCTGGGTCATTAACATCAGAAATTACTCCGGCTTGGAGGAAGGGTTCAGATTCTAATCCCCCGAGTCTGTCCGTTAGTATATCAAATGCTCTTTGAGTTTCTTTTATTTTATTTATAAAGGAGGCTTGTTCCATATTAATTTATTAAATTGTAACCTCTTCTGGTTCAAAAAATACATCTCCTTGTTTCCAAAGATCAGCCGCTAAGTACGCGTACTGAACTCTGGGATTCAAACTGCCATGGAGCCAATGTTTTGCAAATCTTTCAACTGTATTCCATGTTTCTCCATTTGAGTTATAGTAAAAAGGAAGCCTAAATACAATACTCTTAGATCCTTCTAAATCAGTTACTATCGATCTATCCGCTACTAACTGGTTAACATATGTGCTGCTATTATACTCTTCCTCAGTGCCTACTTGAAGCAACTCTTGTTTGTATGGTAGTAAAACAGGAGCTGATATTTCTTTTGATCTTAACCCACTTTTAACCCTAAAAACTCCAGAAGAGTCCTTATAAAGTTCTTCGCAAGAGTGTGCCTTGATGTTAAAGAGATCAAATAAAAATACTAGACTTAACAATGAGCCTTTAGATTCCATAAGTCCCTTCCAGTCTCCTTTGTTAATGGAAAAATTAGATACCAGATCTTGCATATTATTTTTATAGTATGACCCTATATTTTCCGTTTCTCCAGTACTACTATTAACTCCTATAGGAGCAATCTTAAAAGTATTTATTTCTACAAGGTCAGTTTGCCCGCTTTCTAGCTCTTCTTGACCTCTCCATACGCCCGAGTTAAAGGGCTTTTCTTGAAGTACTTCTCCTTTTATTGTAAGATACTCAGTATCTAATACGCTATTAGATAGGTTTTCATCAAACCACCCAAGAGCATTTTTAATCAGTATTCTTTTATGTTCATTGTCCCAATCAACATTCCAAACAGGGTCGCTTAATCCGACATGCTGGGCTAACCAATCAAGATTTTTTATACTGCACTCAGTAGGGTCAAGGTAAGTATAGTAAAAAGAGTCAATGTCGTGTTTTTTCTCTCTTAAAAACTCATCAACTCCAGCCATAATCCACTTGGCCACTGGAGCCCGAGGAATATCCTCTTCTGGAATTCTTTTCCAAGATTCGGTATCTTTTGGAGAGTATAGTTCTTCTTTAGTTCTACTGTCTAAAACAGGAGACATTTCTAAATCTTCTCTAAGGGATTTATCTTCAATAACTCTTGGTAAAAACTGATAAGCAATTTTTCTATCGCTAGTTATAACTGTAGTTCCTATTTCTAGAGTCGAAATATTAATATTGAATCTATCATTTTCTTCTGAAATTACTATAATATCGTCTTCATTTACTTGGTAAGAATTAGACGCGCTGGGCAGTCTCAAGTAAGTTGGCCTAGTATTTTTGTCAGAAATAAAGTTAATTCTTGAATCTTTAAAACTAGACTCAGTAATTTGAATTACCTTTGTAAAATTTACCTTATATTCATTAAATAGTGAAGAAATAAATTCTCTGTTGCTTTCAAAAGAAGTTTGTCTATTATCCCATTTTTCTTTTGCCGAGCCTTTTACTTTATCTAACCAAACTTTTGGAAGTTTAAAAAAGAAATCAATAAATGAAAGATAAACTTCCTCTGACAATGGAGAGTCAGATAGAGAGCTATATGCCCCACCCAACTCTAGTTTATCTCCAAACTTTTTCTTATAAGCTCTTTTGATAATCTGTCTTACAAAATCTTCTTCAGATGTTATAATCCCGCCATCTTCAATGGAAAGATACTCTTTACTAAATAAGTCTCCTAAATAGTTTACTGGGGGCAAGTATAAAACAGTATTTTTACTAGCGGGAGAGTCAATTTTTAACTCTGTTCCACTAATATTTTTATAGTTTCCTCTGATAATAGTTTTTAACTCTATTGACTCTTTACCTCCTAAAAAATACTCTAAATTCTCGGAAGAATTAAAAGTAGTATTAGAAACGTACTTCCATTTAAAATTTGTAACTCTTTTTATTTTTCCTATTTTACACTTCCCTGGGTTACATATACTATTCGTGCCCTCTCCGTCTGCACATACTAATTTTTCAATACTACAATTTTCTTTTGCCCCATTAAATGAGCCGCGCATTGGAGACCCATGGGCTAATATCTCGTACTCGTCATTAGAATTTTTATCTAGAAAAGTACCCTCTGGAGAAAAAACATGCCCTATATTTTCGTACTTAAAGCCTGTCTTAGTAAGTTTATTTAAGTCTCTGTTTATGACCTCGTTTCTATACTTATTTAGTTGAGGATTAGAATTAAAATCTATTTGCCCGAGAGAATGATTAGCTATCTTTAAAGTCTTTGTTCTATTAAACTCTATCGTAACTTTTCCAGGTTTAAAACCGCGAGCTATAAATTTTCTATTCTTTTGATCCCATACTGAGAGATAAGATTTTTTCATATTAACCCCCTAATAAAGACCTATATTCAGAATCTAAATAAGAGTAAGTCAACGGAGACTGGCTTGATTTAGCTACTAAAGTTATAGAATTTTTGTAGTATCTAAACCCCCTAACCGGGTCTGTATTAGTAAATAAGACTTGGTCACTATCAATAACTGACTCGTAATCAGTTATACAAACTCCATCTACTAAAGAAGAAACGAAAGGAGGATTACAAAAATTGACGGAATCAGTTGCTGAATTTTCTGTTTTTAATAGTTTTATAGAAAGAGAATTGACTTTATTAACAAAATCAAGGGTAAATATTTGATTTTTTAGATCTTGGTAGTTAAAAGACTCGCCTAAATTAATATTTGTTATACTAAAAAATTCAGAGATAATGCTATTTATTTGAGAAGCTTTATTATCTAGTTCCCCACTAAATAAACTATCATCATATTCAATGCTTACTACTGTTTCTATTGGGGTTATAACAGGTGAAGTTAAATAAAATGCTGTACCAATCACGCTTCTTTTTCTTAAAGATTTAGAAATGCTCTCTCTAAGATTTTCTTCGAGTTCCACTCCATTTTCCCCTCCGATACAAATAGCTACTAGCCCGGTTGGGACATCTTCATTAAGAAGTTGTTTTTCTTCATAAGAAAGAACCTTTACTACTGATGCCTCAGGGGCAAGACTAAATACCTCATTTTCGTAATCTTCTGGCGATACTAAACCACGCCTTCTTAATAAAGAAAACGTTCTATTTTTTAACTCTTCAATAGACTCAAGATCTTTTCCACCTTGAGCAGAATTTTCATTGGTTGCAGAAGATAGTCCTAAAATATTTGTATTTATTTTTTGAATTTCACCAACACCTACGTTATAGGCCGTTCCCCATTTTTCTGCAGTGGCTCTTCCTTTTCCTTGAATATTCTCATCAGTAATTAATACATCTTCCTCTAAAATAAAATTAAGTTGGGATATAGTAGAGAGTATAGTACCTTTAGGTATAATAATTATTTTACCAAATCCTGATACTTTAGAAAAAGTTACATCAACTACAGCTTTTGATCCTATAGATCTCTGTATGCCTAAGGTTCTTAGCCACTGTAAAGTGTATGCTTCGGGCAGGGAATTTAAATAATAAAGTAGCTCACTTTGAGCATAAGCCTGTCCTTCTACTAAAGCAGTTAAGGGGGACGCTGCACTAAAATCGTTTAGTTGCCCATTTGACTCTAGAAAAATTTTAGTTTGTGTGTCTTTAACTAGAGCCGCTGTATTTCTTGGATCTAATTGAAGAGGTAAAATTGGGCCGTTTATGTTAGCCATAATTAGTTATTTAACGGTAGAGATGCTAAATTTATGTTATATACTTGTTGTTCATCTTCAGATAAAACTACTTTTGAGTTAAATATGGCAGATTGAGACAAATCTAGGTCTTCAAAATTTACATTTTGAGAAGTATCTGAGTTATATAAACTTTCACCATTTAACACATAAGAAGGATAACCGATATACCCTTCAGATACTGAATTTTTTATAGATCCATTTTTTACAACATATCCCACATTATCGTAATATTGTTGTTTAGTTAAGTAAGAACAGTATCTTTCTGAGCCTCTGTAGTCTTTATCTTGTTGAGATACAGACTCAAGGCTAACCATAGCGTTAGGTGGAGCCTTTGATATTTTTGTATGGGGATTTTGACTTATTAAGTATATAACTTTAACAATATCTTTACCTAGATACTCAGACTCTAAAAAATTATTATGAATTTTTTGAGAAAGAGAATCAATGTCTACTTGGAGATCAGTTTCTTCTTCAAAAAAGTTAATAGTTTTACCAATA